GCGGAACGCACTTGGCACAAGTTTGTTGCGGATGCGCGTGAACGAAAATACTCTGAAAGATTTGAAGCGACAGATTGTGAAAACAAGCCTACCTGGCACACGATCCACACCTCTATGAAAGCGTCTCTCAAGCCCATGAACTACACGAAGACTAGTGATCCTAATTCACCTGGGCAAACGGTTGCAAGCGTTAATTTGCTTGTTGTTAGCCGCATGATTATTCTTTGTCGCATGATCGTTAAGGCTTTTTGGGCGCGTATGCGCAACGATGAACACGTTCGGGTGGCCACTGATGATGGCATGTCCGTTGAAGAAATAGTGAATCAACTTGCGGGCAGCATGAATGTTGGTCGGTTGAGCGGAAACATTAGCGTGATTCTTGATGCCATAAAGATGGACAAGGGCCAGAAGCCTTTTGATCGACACGTTATTGCTGTTATCTTGCTCCTTGTATTGCGTATTCCCATAGAATTCACTTATTTTCTCTTTGATTGGATACAACGTTGTGGTCTCTCTTCCAAAGACATTCAAGGCCTTTATGCATTTGAGAATAGCAGTGGAAACCCACTGACGAAGTGGATTAACGAGGTCCTCATGCTTGCTTATGCTTGTTTCATTCTCATATTCGCATTTCCCGTGCTTTTCTTCACTAAGGGCGATGACGAGAAGGTCGATTCTACGAGTGTCAAGTTCAACATTGATGCAATGGAAGAAATTTCTAAGTATACACAGGTGGGTATCATCGTTTGCCCTCCTGGAGCCTCCGAATTTTGTGGCTTCTTAGTGTACTCCAACTTCTTCGTGCCAAATTACTGGCGTATCATGTGTCGTTTGTCTGGTAAGCACTTTAAAGATTGGGAAACCTTTAAGATCTATCAGGCTTCCCTCATCGATGTCGTTGCCTTTTCCCGTCGAGTGGGTAAGGCAGCCTGCATTGCCGGCCTGTGTGACTACTTGTCTTCCTTTAAGACTGGAATTGTGCCTTACGAAGAGGCCGAATTCATCATCGATTTTGTGTGGGCTTGGGCCTATGCTAAGGAAAACGACTTTAAGGCGCATTTTACTCGCAAATATTGGATAACCCTCACACCCACTTTGAAGGGTCTGAAACAAGTGATTTAATATCATGGATCCGTTCCGTACTAAGAACTG